ACAGTAGCAGCGCCGGGATTTGCTGGTCTTAACACACAGGACTCACCCATTGGTGTTGATCCTTCGTTTGCTGCTGTTGCAGACAACTGTGTTATTGATCAGCTAGGCCGTATTGGTGCGCGTAAGGGCTGGGTAGAGGTATCTACTAATGGCTCTTCTGTATTAGGCAGCAGCCGTGGTATAGAAACCATGTACGAGTTTATTGATAACTCTGGCGATAAGGTTATACTGTCAGCAGGTAACAATAAAGTATTCAAAGGCACTACAACCTTAACAGACATTACTCCTAGTAGTTATACTCCTACAGCTAACAACTGGAAAACAGTAACACTGAACAACCATGTGTACATGTTCCAGAGAGGCCATGAGCCACTGATAGGCACAGATGAGTCAGGCTCTTTTGTGTTAGAAACTATGTCAGGCCACAGCCATAGTACAGGAACTGCACCACAGGGCAATGAAGTCCTAGCAGCCTATGGTAAGTTGTTTGTAGCTGACATCACAGGTGACAAGCACACGGTATACTGGTCTGACACACTTAACGGTCATGCTTGGACAGGAGGCGTTTCAGGCTCGTTAGACGTTACATTAGTATGGCCTACAGGCTTTGATGAGATAACGTCCTTAGCAGCCCACAATGGCTTTCTAATCATCTTTGGTAGGAAGTCTATACTTGTGTACTCAGGTGCATCCTCTCCTGCCTCTATGACGCTTACAGACACCATAGAAGGCGTTGGCTGCATAGCTCGTGACTCAGTACAGCACACAGGCACTGACATTATCTTTTTGTCTGAGACAGGTGTACGTAGCTTTGGTAGGACTATCCAAGAGAAGTCTATGCCTATGCGTGACATTAGCAAGAATGTACGTACTGACTTGTTACATCTAGTACCTCTACAGACCAACGCTATCAAGTCACTGTACAGTGCTGAAGAAGCCTTCTACCTGCTAACACTACCAGACAGCAACACTGTGTACTGCTTTGACATGCGTAGGCAACTAGAGGATGGTTCTAATCGTGTTACTACATGGTCAGGTATGTATCCTCTGTCGTTTGTATCACTAGAGGGAGGTGACATATACATAGGTATCTCTAGTGGCATTGTCAAGTACACGGGCTACATGGATGGTGCTAACAAATATGAGATGCGATACTTTAGTAACCCTATGGACTTTGGTAATACATCTAACCTGAAGTTCTTGAAGAAGTTTAACTTGACTATCATTGGTGGTCAGAACACACCTACTACATTAAACTGGGGTTATGACTACACAGCTAACTATACTAAGCAAGCCTTTACATTTGGCTCTGCTAACATTGCTGAGTATGGTATAGCGGAGTACAACACCACAGGTGAATACACTTCTTCTATACTTATCAACACACCGAAGGTTAATACCAGCGGTAGCGGTGAAGTCGTTACTATTGGTATTGAAGCTGAGGTTAACGGTGCTGCTTTTTCTATTCAAAAAATTGACATACACGCTCTACTAGGGAGACTTATCTAATGTCCAACTATACAAAGACCACTAACTTTGCTACAAAGGATTCTCTCCCTTCAGGCAATGCTGCTAAGATTGTGAGAGGCACTGAGATTGACACTGAGTTTAATAACATACAAATAGCCAGTGCTACTAAGGCTAATGCTGCTAACGCTGCGCTAACTGGAACTACAACTGCTGTAACCGTAAACGTGTCAGGCACACTAACGGCTGACACTATTACTGGAGGATCATACTAATGTCTCTTTTAGACCCCTATGCTGGACAACCTTTAAATGGTGGTATAGATAATACAGGCGCTGTTATTGGTGCTTTATCTGGACAACCCGCTGGAGCAGCTACCGCTACAAGTTCTTCTATTCCTTTTGATTTAGCTGGTCTGCTGCGTACAGGTGGTCAGTATTACTTAGGCCAAGAAAACATCAGAGGCGCGCAACAGCTAGGCCGCGAGACTCAAGCAGGCGCACAAGCGTTGGCTCAAGAAGCGCGAGCAGGTACAGAATTTAAACCATACACTGTTACTAGCGGCTTGGCTAATGTTACTACAACACCTGAAGGTGGCTTTGATATTGGCCTTACTCCACAACAGCAGGCTCTACAGACGCAGCTACAGGGTCAGGTAGGTGGTTTGTTTGGTCAAGTAGGTGCAGACCCTGCCACAGCACAAGCGCAGCTATACGAGCAAATGAGAGCCGTACAGCGTCCTGAAGAGGAACGTCAGCGTCTAGCACTAGAAGAGCGTATGCTGTCACAAGGGCGCTTAGGTTTAGGCTCTGCTGCTTATGGTGGTTCCTCTCCTGAGTTATTGGCTCAAGAGACTGCTCGTCAAGAAGCTATGGCCCGTGCTAACTTAGGTGCGCGTCAGCAGTCACAAACAGAGATGCTACAAGCTGGTCAGTTAGGTGGTATGCTACAGACCGCAGGTTATCAACCACAGCAGCAAGCATTGTCTATGCTGTCAGCTAGTCAAGTACCTGCTGGATTTGCTGATGTTGGACGTAGGACTGGTACAGAGCTGTCTACACAGATGGGCTTAGGTGGTTTAGAGGCCAGACTACAAGCTGAAGACTTAGCTAACCGTCTACAGTTACAGCAAGGTGATGCAGTCTTAGGTGGTTTATTTGGTCAACAAGCTACAGCACAAGAACAAATACTTAATAGAATACTTAATCCAGACGGTGGGGCTTTAACAGGAGATAATGGCCTGTTTAGTGGCGGTCTTGATTGGTTGCAAGGGCGACTACCATCTTGGTTAGGAGGAACTAATGGCTAGAACAGATATTGCAGGTTTATTAACAGGCATACCTAGCGGTCGTCCAGACCCTATGGGCATGGGCGGTAACGCATCACAACAACGACTAGCCTTTGGCGCACAACGCGCAGAAGGACTACAACGTGGTGTTCGTGGGATGATGGGTCAAGACCCTCGTACTACTTCTGAAAAACTACAGATGGCTATGGCTAGTTTAGACTTAAGCAAGCCAGAGGACTTACGTAAACTAGCGGGTATACAACAGGCTACTGGTGACTTGGCCGGTGCAGCTAAGACTGCTGCTGCTTTACGACAGGTAGATCAAGACCAAGCAGTAAGATTAACCTTGATTAAAAGAGCTAAGACTGCGGGCAACGATGATATGGTAGAGTTCTTAACTAACGGTGGTGACATAGGTGCTGCTACTACTATCTTGTTTAGACAAGCGCCAGACATTAAAAAGCCTTCAGACGCAGGATTAACTGACAATGAAATTATATTGTATGATTCAATTTTAGGTAAAATAGACCCAAGAGGCGAAGACTATATTCCGCTTAATGAATTAAGCAGTTCGGAAAAAACAATAGTTTTCCAAAGAGCAGAAGAAGCTGTATCAGCAGCAAGGGATGCAGGACAAACCTTAACTAGAGAGCAAGCGTTAAGACAAGTTCTAAAACAACCATTGCCTACAATAATTACAGACGATGAGTTTGGAAATAATTTCGTTATAAAGTGAGGTAAACATGGCAAACGTTTTACTACAGAAAGTACAAAATGCTATTAGTGATGGTGTCTTATGGCCTCAAGATTACGAAGCTGCAATTACAGCAACTCATGATAACCCTGAAGTTGCTCAGTATCTTAGAGGTTTGTTAAGCTCTCAAGATGTAAGAGAAGTAAGGAATGCAGATATTGATCCTGAAACTTTAGATATTATTTCTAAAAAACCACAAGGAAACGCTAACCCCCGTAGTGGCGGTTCTCGTAGTGTTGATTCTAATCCAGAGTCTAAAGGTTTTAACCCACGTAGCGCAGCGGTAGCTGAGTCTCAAGCAGAGCAAAGAGAAGCTTCTGTAGAAGAAGCTATAGAAGAAGAGCGTCAAGCTGTAGCCGCACGTACTACTGAAGAAGGCAGGGCTTTAACTTTAGAAGAGATTAGGAAGTCTGACTTCTTAACTGACAACGGTATAATGCCGGGCGACAGGGTAAAAGGACAAGAGATTATTCGTGTCTACTCTACGCCTGAAGACGCTCAACTGGGTGGCAAAGTTATTACTCAAGAAGATATTGACAACTCCAAGTTCCTACAAGACAATGACGTTGGTGTAGGCTCTCGTGTATTTGGCGACACTATAGTAGACTCAGGTGCTGCTGACTCATGGAAGCAGTGGCGTTATTCCGTTGACAAAGATGAGAAACCTCTTGAGCGTGTCAGTAATATCCTTGAAACGTACTTTCCTTTTCGTCAGTTTGATCGTCTAACAGGAGGCCGTCCTAGTTACTTAGCAGGACAAGACCATCTTGTAGACTACGCAGAGCCTGATGAACTGTTTGAAGTTGAAGGTTACATGGACATGACTCCTGACCAGCGAAGACAGGCTAGACTTCTTCAGAGAGATAGAGCATTACAAGAACGCTATGGTCATTTCTTTGTAGAGGACGAGACAAGTGCCGCTGCTGTTAGCGGTGTAATAATGAATCAACTGACTGATCCCACAGCAGGGTTAGCTATGGGGCGTACTCTTGTACAGCAAGGACTCAGAGGTGCTGCTTTGTTTGGTGGTATG